ATGAGACAGAGAAATGAGACAGCAACAAGCTTCAACAAGCTTAGGGAAATCACGCTAGCGATACAGGCGCAAAAAAACAGCGTGCAAACTAGCGATAACGCCAACACAAGCGAAATCACAAGCCAAAGCACGCTAAAGCCTAATAGGACAGCGCGCGCTAAAAAAAGCGCTTTAAAACCCACAAAAAGAGCCTTTAGCGATCGTCAAAGAACCACGAATAAAAACAACTCACAAGCAAGCGCTGAAGAAAGCCAAAGGGGGCGTTAATGCATAATCACACCATTTACTTAAGAGGAAACGCTCTCTATTTGAACTACACTAAAAACAGCAAGCGCCACCGAACGAGCCTAAACAAGCTTACTAAAATCCTGAATTTAGAAAACGACAAAGCGTTAGAGTATTTAAAGGGTTTGAGTTTAGAAAAAATTTTAAAAATGCAAAAAGGAGCGTTAAAGCCTAATAAAAAGCCAAAGCAAGAAAGCCAAAGAACGGCTAAAAAAATTAAAAAAGATACAAGCATAAAACAAGCTAAAGGAAGCTTTTTTAACCAAAAAATAGGTCTTAAAGAAGAAAGCTTGCGGTTTATTGTCCTTCAAAGCGTTCGGGCGCACTTTGGCGATCGCATTGTCTAAGCTCATGGTTTCTACAAATTCTGCTACATCCACCACGGCGTCCTCTTCAAACATCGCCTTAAAACTCCCCATCATATTGCCCATGCGGTTTTCAGCGTAGTTAATGAAATCTTGCATGGGCTTAATGTCTCTAAACAAGCCGTAGTAATGGTTCAGTTCGTCCGTATATAGCTTGGCTACGATAAAAGGGCATGCGCCGCCTTTTAGGCATAGAGAGCGCGAAATTCAATACTAAAGAGCTTAAAGAAAGGACTAACATAATGAAGGATAACGGCGCGCTAGAGCTTTTGATCTTAGGCGATAAGTTGAGCGTTACGCCTTTTAAGGATGGTGAGTTAGAGGTGGTGTATTTATGGAATAAAAGCTCTGGGATTTATAAAAGCGAATTAAAACCCTTCAAAAACGGCGCATGCCCTTTTATCGTAGCCAAGCTATATACGGACGAACTGAACCATTACTACGGCTTGTTTAGAGACATTAAGCCCATGCAAGATTTCATTAACTACGCTGAAAACCGCATGGGCAATATGATGGGAAATACACCACCTCTAACTCACCATCCTTAAAAGGCGTAACGCTCAACTTATCGCCTAAGATCAAAAGCTCTAGCGCGCCGTTATCCTTCATTATGTTAGTCCTTTCTTTAAGCTCTTTAGTATTGAATTTCGCGCTCTCTATGCCTAAAAGGTTGTAAATTTTCAAAAACGGATTCTCTGCGTCTAAAACTTGCCTTACTAGTTGTCGGTTCAACCTGAATTCTAGCGTGAGGTTTAAAATCGCTTGGTTCAAACTATCGATCAAAACGCTGTCGCTAAACATGCAATTGTCCATGTTTCTATCGTTCAATCTCGCTCTGACTTTGCTCAAAATTTCGCTAACTTCTATCATCTGTTTTCAAACCTCATATCTAATAACTCGCTTTCTTTCTCTTTGAAAAAAGGCGGCTCTAAATAATAAAATCCTTTTTCTATGTTTTTATTATAGATTTTCAAAAATTCTTTTATTAGCTCTTGCTGTTCTTTGTCTTGCGGTTCTTTTTCAAAAAGCAAGTAATCGTTTAAGCTAACAATATTCAAGCGTGAAAAGTTTAAATTTTTAGGGTAATCTTGCATTTCTAAAACGCTCTCGCCCTCACAAACTCCAAATTTAACCCCGTTAAACTCATAATGATTACTTATTGTGGATTCTAGCTTTTGCGTGGTGTTTTGCTCGTGAATTTCTTTCTGGTAAATGAGCTCATTGTGCTTATTAAAAGCTTTTAAAAGGCCGTTCGTTTTAAAAGCCACTAACCGCGTCATTTCAAGCCTTTCACTTTAGCAAACAAGCGCACGGCGTAGTAAATCAAAACCGCTTTTAACACAGAAAACGCTTTCACTTCAAGCATGCTTTCTAAAAACAGATCGTCGCATTCTTTTCTGGTGTTTATAAAAAAATCTTGCGCTCTAGGCACTACACCATTTAAAACATCGCACATGTAGTCATGCAAAATCGCGCATTTCAAACCGCTCCCATATCTGGGAATAACAAAACTAAAGCCCATGTTCGTAAAGCCATCGCTAGAAAAACCGCTCGGAATTATTAACTTTTTAGAATGATCGTTTTTAAGGTAGTATTCAAACCCTTCAACAAGCCTCAAACTCTTACCATCATTACTAAACTCAGCCATGATCGGCTCGCTAAACTTCCTCATGTCAAGTATTCTTTAATTTTGAATTTTTCTAACGCTTCAAGGCTTGTGATAGCGTTCAGGCGTTCTTTCTCTCGGCCGTAAAACAAAATCAAATCGCTTTTAAATTTCAGCGCTTCTTTGGATAATTGCAAGATCTGCGCTTTGGTGTGTTTCTTGTAAGTTTTATACCCTACAACGCCGTCAATCACTTCAGCGCACCTAAACACTGAATCAATGTTCGCTAAAGCTAGCGCTTGTAAGTTCATTTGATCTTCCAAAGCTAAATCATAAGCATGCGCGCTTCCTAAAACCTCGCTAATAAATCCTTTAATGATTTTTTCTTTACAGATAGCGTTAATTTTGGCTTCTAGTTCTTGTTTTTTCTTTTTAAGCGTGTTTTCTTTGAGTTTTTTTAAAACCTGCTCTTTAGTCGGTGTTTCTTGGTTTTCGCTTGGGATAATGTTAAGGTGTATGGCGTTATCAATAACTTCAAAATTCCCGCTAAAACCTAACTCATCAAAAACTAATCCTAAATATTCTTTAAACTCGCATGCGTTTTCTAAAATCATTTTTTAACTCCTTAGTAATGTTTGTTGGTGTCGTTCAAATTTTGCGTGATCGTGGTAGCATTAGAAAAATTAGATTCATTAATTACCTTGCTTATAAGCGTATCGTTAGGTAATTCTTTGATGCTTGTTATTATCGCTTCGTTGAAATAATTGATATTTCCGTAAAAATAGCCATGATACAGGCTTAAAACACCGCTCACGTTCTCCACTAAAAGCTTTGTATAATAAATTTGCGATGTATACTTATGCGTGATTTTTTGAACACTTTCTCTTAAAAAGCCTTCGTTCGTTTTCAGACAAAAAAACGAACTTTTTTCCTCTTTTTTTATGCTCAAAAACTGGAAAAATACCTCTATTTCGTATTTTTTGCTTTTCTCTAGCGCATAATCGCTCAAATCCTTAACTTTTTGCTCCCATCCGCCTTGGATATAGATCGCATTGCGAATATAATATACGCCCGCAAACAAGCCGCTAAACTTCGGCTTCAAGGTTTCTAAAAGTTCGTTAAATGCGGTTTTTTTCGCTTCGTTAATGTTACTTATCGCTTGCGTTTGATTAGCGGTAATTTCATTGTTAGCGCTCGTTTTAGCTTGCGTGATCGCTTCAAGGCTTTGCGTTTTGTTGGTGTTAATTTGATTTGTAGCGCTTTCTTTCGCTTCGTTAATGTTACTTATCGCTTGCGTTTGATTAGCGGTAATTTCATTGTTAGCGCTCGTTTTAGCTTGCGTGATCGCTTCAAGGCTTTGCGTTTTGTTGGTGTTAATTTGATTTGTAGCGCTTTCTCTGGCTTGGTTTAAAAAGATTTGATAGCTCGTTAAAAGCTTAGTAGTGGTTTCTATCAATTGATTTTCTAGCTTTTTAATTTCGCTTTTGATGTTTTCGGCGTTGGCGTTTAAAATGCTCGTCACTTCTTCCTCGTTGCTTTTCATGCTCGTATTGAAATCAGTGAAATAGCTTTCATATTCTCGCATTTTAGTTTGTAATTCATCGCTTGAATTTTCTAACCATTTAACGATCCCTCTCAATCTCTCATCAATTTCATTGGCTTTTTGAAAAAAATCCATGCCCGTTATAACTTCTAAAATCCTTTTCACTCCCTTAAAGCTTAAATTAACCTGCTCTTTCCATAATGTAGCGTTATTTAAAGCGTTTTCAAGCTCTCTTAATAACTCGCTTGTGATTTCTTTAAACGCTGGTTTTTCTTTAGTGGTGATTTCTGGGCTTGGTGGATTAGGATAATTCATTTTTCACTTCCTCGTAAAAACTTCTCATGGGCGTTAAACTTTTTTTCTAACTCTGGCAATAGCTCAAGTAATTCCCTGCTCTCCTTGCTGCTTTTGCCGCTCTCAATGCCATATTTAATAAAATCAAATATATTGATTTCACTAATAGGCTTACTCGTTCCTGTAAAAACATTAGATGCGTTTTCTATCATTTGTTCTTTAGCTTTTACTAAAAACTCATAAAACTGCGCACTAGGGTTTTCAAGGCGTAAAAAGCGCGCAAAAGAACTCCCTAATAATTGGCTTATTACGCTGTTGTAAGCGTCCTTATTTTCTTTAATGAAAGCATTCATGCCGTTTTCATCTGTTGTATTAATTAGGTAGTCAATATCATGCACTAACTTAGAGAAATTATCAGATCTGTTACCGCTTTCAAGCATTTTAGCGGTAGTGTCTAGCGCATCGGTTAGATAAGGTGAAATCGTGAAATTTTTAATCATGATGTCGTTATTGAGATTGTGAAAATTCGCGCTGTTATTAGCAAACATTTCCTTAAACGCCTTAAATTGCTCTCTGTCTAGGTTTTTATAAGCGTTATCAAACACCTCTAAAAAGCTGTTATTTGGGGTGTTTCTGGCGTAATGACTCAAAAGGGAAAGGTTAGCGTTTTCTACTTGAATGCGGTTTTGGATTTTAGCGTCTCTTTCTAACACTCTTGCAACCTGATTGGCTAAATTCTCCACGCTGTCGCTTTCAAATTTAGGCGGTAAATGTTTCAATTTGTCGTTATAACTGCTCATCGCGCTCAAAAGCGTATCGCTAAAGCTGTTTGCTCTGTTTTCGTTAGATTTGCTCGCTAATTTAAGAATCTCTTTGTCGTTTAATTCCTGCTCTGGCATTCGCACTAAAAGCTCATTAGGTTTTAATTTAATATTAAATTCTCTTTGATTGCTTGTTCGTATTTTTTTCGGCTCTCTGCGTTAAAGTTTAGCATGCCTTGTATTCTGTGGTTTCCTGCGATAATTTGCCCGTCTTGTAAGATAATAGGTAAATCATCAAAACCCCCGCGCCCTATAATCAATTTAGGATCAAAGCGCTTGGCTATCTCTTCTACTTTCTTGCTATCCACTGCGGTGCGTGTTTGCGTGGCTGTGTTTTTGAAATTGGGCTTTAAATCGCTCTTATTGACGATCACAAACTTTAAGAGGTGTATTTCATCATCGTTTAAGCTAACGCTCGTTTTAGGAACATTTTCTGTCTCTTTATAGGGTATGTTTTCACCTTTGGCAATTTCTCTGTCTAATTCGCTTTTGCCTATCGTGGCGTTTTTTTGCGCTCTAATTTTATTTCTCAATTCGGCTTTTTCTTTATCTTTAATCTTTTGGATGCGTTCTTTTTCTGCTTTAGCTAATCTTTCGCTTTCTAGTTTCTTTTGCTTCTCTAGTTGGCTTTTTTCTAATATAGATAAGGGCGGTTCTTGACTTTTTAAGCTTTCTTTAGTAGAATTGTTTTCATTAAGGTTTAAGGCACTATAGTTGCTATTGTCTTTGTAATCGTTAGAAAGTGGCGGTTTGGTTTCTAACTCCCTTAATACTTTTTCATCTCTCTCATAGCTAGTAACCACAAAATGATTATTTAGGTTGTTATTATCCCATGTGTTTTTTAGCCCCACTCTTATGTTGTGTAATTCCACGCTAACGCGCCCTAAATCGTCTTTAAACAATGCCCCGTTCTCAATGACTTCAGGAATAGATTTTAATAGTTCATCTGTTCTTTCTTTAACTTGCTCTGTATTTAATCCTAATCTTGTGTATTGTTTTTCTCTCTTTTCTAAGATGTGCGCTAATCCGTAGCCATCTTTGCCATCTTTGCCCCACACAAAATCAATCCCTCCTAAATCATCCCTAAACGCTGCGCCTGCAACTTGTCCGTTTTTCTCTTGCAATAGTTTCTCTAACGCTTCTTTTGGCTTTAAAACAAATTCTGCGTAATTCTTACCGAATTGTTTTAATGGCGTTATAGCGTCTTGTAACGCTTTCTTTTGCTTAGTGATGTTTTCTTTAGCACTTTTTACACCTTGCGTGATCTCTTCGATCTTTCGCATCGTAGCGTTAGAAAACTTGGAATTTTTAGCGCTGAGTTCTAAATTCTTCGTGAAAGCGCTTATCGTGTGGCTTCTTTCTAGCGCTTTTTGAATGTGGTATTTTAACGCTGCGCCTCCGCTTAGTTCATCCAACTTCTTAAAAATGTGAGTGGTCGGTATGTTTCTTACGATATTGCTCACTAATTTTTGCGTGAGTTTCTGGTTAAAAGCGCCTTCTAGACTTGTTGCAAGAGGGCTTTTTATGTCTTTTGTAGTCGTGTAGTTGATTTTGCCCGCTATCGTGGCGTCGTTTCTAAAGAGCTTGTCAAAACCTTTGGCTATGTTTATATACTGCTTAGCTTTTGGTGTGGTGAAAACTTCGTTTCTAAACTCGTTTAACTTGTTAAAAAAATGCGTGCTGTCAAATACTTTAAGGTTTTCGCCTTGCTTAATTGACTTCTCCATCAAAGCATTCAGCATGCTCAATTCTAGTTTTTCCTTATCTTGCTCACTCAATCCTTTCGTTAAAAGCGCATAGTTGCTTAAATCTTTCTCGCCTTGAGCTTGTATCACTTTCATAAGGTTTTCAATCGCTTTTTCTTTTGTGATCTCTCTGTTTCTTATCTTGGCGCTATCCACTAGCTCTAATGTTTGTTTCATGTTTTTATAATCGCTAATAGCGGTCTTATTCAAATCGCTTAACTTTTCATAAGCTTGCGTGTTTTGTTTTAAGATGTTTTCAATGCCTTTATCAATGTCTTCTCTCAAAAACTGCGCGTTTATTTTTTTGATATAGCCTAAAGTACTCGGGTCTTTAACGTTTCTTTCATAAGCGTTAATCATTTGCCTAGCGTTTCTTAACTGATTATAAGTAACACCTTCTGGACTATAAATATTTTTTTCAATTTGGTTTAAAAAGCTGCTGGCTGTTGGATCGAATTTACCTTGTTCTTTCAACTCTTTCACAAAGGTTTCAAACGCCGTTGCGTCTTGAATGCTTTCTCTTAGATTGGTTTTATAGCTGTTATCATAAAGTTTTCCTATCACTCCGTCAAGCGCTTTTTCATAGCTTTCCTTAGTGCCTTGTTCTAAATTATCAAAAATGCTTTTAACTTCATAATCTTTCAAATCAAGCTGCCTCAAAGAATTTTTTAAATTTTCGGTCGTCTTGTTTAAAATCTTTTTTAGATTAGCGTTAGCGATGGGACTTGAGTTAGCCGCTTCGCTTAAAAAAGCTACCGCGTTGCCTGTCTCATCGCTTCTTATCGCTTGGATAAAAGCTTCTTGCTTTTTAGCTTGACTTTGCAATAGAAAAGCATCTCTTAAAGCGTCATAACCTTTTAAAATCTTACTGTCTTCGCCTACTTTTTTAATGAGTTCTTCTCGGTATTTGCTTTCGTCTGCTTTAGAGAGTCTCAATTCGCCTCCAAACCGCTTCGCTAATTCTCTAACTGCTTGACGCTCGTTTTCGCTTATGGTTTCATTCAATATAATTTCAGCTCCTTTAGCGTTGCCTGTCACTATGTGCTTGCCTAAGGCGTATAAACCGCCAGTAGAAGCATTAGCGCCTATATTAAAAATGCTTCTTGGGTTGATCGCTTTTTTAATGAACTTCCCTGCTCCTAAAACCAGAGTATCCGTTACTAAACTTAAGGCACCATCACTTAACGCATGCCTTATGATTTCGTCGGCTTTTTGCTCTCTGTTCAAAAAAGCATTACCCGCAATCGCATCGGTTGCTCCACCTGCTGTGCTTCCTAACGCTCCTCCTACAATAGCGCCGCCTAATAAACCTAAAGCGCCTAAATTCTTTCCTGCTTTAGCGCCGCTAGCCGCTCCTATTAAAGATCCGGATAATGAAAACTTATTAGCGCTTAAAAAGTTTAAAAAATTATCAAAAAAGCGGTCGTTGATCTTATAAAATTTATCGCCCTTCCTTACAAATGGTTCATGCTTTTCATTATAAACTACATCATCAAAACCGCTATTTCTAGCAATGTTTTTAAACTCGTTTTGATACTTTTCTCTTAACTGCAAGTCTTCACTCGCAAAAAGGCTAAAAGCGTCCTTGTCTTTTCTCAAGCTGTTAAACAAATTCCATGATTTTTGCAAGTCTTTGGTTATGTCTTTGGCTTTTTCTTTTTCCTTGTATTCTTTAAGCTTCTCCACTTCGCTTTTGCCTGTGATAGCATCAAGCGCACGATTAAAAAAACCGCTATCATTGTCTATCAATTCCTTATCGTTTTGTGTGAGTTCTTGGGTCGTTTTTTGCAATATCGCTTGGCGTTGCAAGTCTTTTTGATAGTCTTCTTTAGCGATCTCGTTTTTGGTTTTAAGCGGTTTCAAAATACTCGTTTCGGCTTTGTTGTAGTATTCGTCTTTCAAAGCGCTTGGCAAATCTTTAAAATCGGTTTTATTTTTCACCGCCACATCTTTAATATCATTTAATTGGCTCTCTCTTTGTTTGGCGTTGTCAGTTTGGATGCCTACAAACTCGCCTAACTTGTCTAATAAGCCTAATTCTTTTAATTCTTTGGCCTTTGAGTTTAATAACTCGTTGATTTCTTTCTTTTTAGCTTCAAAATCTTTTAAGGGTATGGTTTTTCTTTGATTATTGTTATCTCTTGGGTGTAGTGGCGCAGGGCCTAAAAACTCTTGTTGCATAGTGAAGCCTTATAAATTTTACCTATTAATTAAATCTAAAAAGAAAGCGTTTTTAAAGGGTTATTTTAGATACCTTAAAAGACTAAGATCATTTAAGATGTCTCTAAAGCCGTGTTTCAAGTTCTCGTTTAAATTAGAATGGTTGATCTCGTTAAGGATGGATTGCTTTTTATCGTTAAATTCCTTAACGATTCTGTATTCTTGCGCTAATTGCTCTTTTATTTTTTCTAATTCTTTTGATTTTTCTAGGATTTGTTCCGTTAGCACTTTAATGTTTTCTTCATTGGCGTTTTGCTTTCTTCTTTCGTCCTCTAATTCTCTTTCTTTTTCTCTGATGCTCTCTTGCAAGTCCTCTAAAACTTTTGTCGTTTTGATTTTAGCGTAGATTATCTTAAGTTTATGGCCGTTAAAATACCACTTGTTTTGCAAGAAAAACGCCCATGCTTGTCTTATTTTAACGCTATTTTCAAAATTAAACACCATTTGCTCCACATTCAAAGCCTTCGCAAAATTTAAAGGTACAAAATAATTAAAATCCGCTCCGCCGGCTAAGCTTCTTTGAAAAGAATTATTATTCACCTGGTTTAGAGTGTTAATTGTGAATTGGTTGTTGATTCCATCCATGGGGTTAAACGCGTTTAAGGGGTTATAATTGTTTGACCCTGGATTGTGATACTCAAAAATAAAGCCTTTAGGCAATATTGCATAAGGGTTTGTCAAAAACGCGTCTAAGGCTTTAAATTCTTTGTTCTTAAAAAGGCCTTGGAAAATATTTTCTTGCTTATCGTCTTCTTTCTCTTGAAAGTCAAAAAATAACCTTAATTCTTTACTAAAGCGTTGTTTTTTTTCTTTTTCTTGTCGGATCAGATCTTTTAGTCTTTTAGCGGTGGTGAATGAATCATGGCGCTCTTTCTTAATGTGTTCTAACGAATTGATGTTCGCATTATAATCGTGTAAAGCTGAATTGTAGCGGCTAATTATTCTATTAGATTTCTCTAGTGCGCCCTTGTAAGCGTCTAAAGATCCTGCAAGATCTTTAACCCTACTACCTAATGCATAAAAGGCGTTCTCTTGATCTTTATTAATGATATAACCCCAATTAATATGAGGCGGTATGCCTTGTCCTGCACCTTGTCCTGTCGTTCCATCATTAAGAGGGCTTAAAGGTTCAAATCGTGGGATATAGGGCGCGCTTTGGCCTCCTGGATAAGGGGCGGTTATATCAAAATACAAATTATTCATCAAAATCCTTTCTTGCGTTCGCTCACCCGGCAAAACGGGATCTGTAACTCCTTAATCTTATGATTCAGCGCTTCTATAAACATGTAGTCTTTGTTTTCTATGGCATGTTTTAGGCTATTTTTTAAGCCTTTAATCTTAAGCTCGTTCAAACAATGCACATAATGTTCCTCCCTGATGACTTCGTATTTTTTCAAAAATTCTAATCCTCTAAAATCGTTTAAAACGATTTTCTTGAAAATATCTTTAAACTCCACATCTGCCGGGCTTAAATGCCTTCTTGCAATGTAGTTGAATTCTTCGCTCTCTATCATCGTTTTGTAAATCCTCGCTTCTAAAATGGACAATGCGGGCTTTTTGATTCTCTCTGTTTTGGTGTCTTCGCTAGGTAAAAAGCTTTTTAAAATCTTTAAAAGATCGCCTTTAATAAAGGGGCTTAAATATTCGATCGCTCTTAAAATCCTTTTGTAATTAAAATCCTTTGTTTTGTTGTCTAACTCTTCTCGCAACAAATAAGCGCAATAGAATTTGAAGCCGTTGATTTTAACAAGGTTTGGGCGTTTATTTTTTTCTAAATAATCGCCCATGTCTTTAAAGTCCTTGTCTTTAATTTTTATCACGCTTAAGTTGGTGGTTTGGTTTAATAAACACAGTTCGATCGCTCTAATACTGGCTTCTAATCCTGCTAAATCGTTGTCTAAACAAAAACATAGCTCCGCATTCATCTTATTCAAAATCTTAATATGTTCTTTAGTGAATGCCGTTCCTATGCAACAAATCGCATTATTATAATCAAAATGTTCAAAACTCATCACATCAAAAAACCCCTCGCATAAAATGACCTGCTTTTTTTGTGTTATCGCTTGGCGCGCTCTGTCCAAATTATAAAGAATAAAAGATTTTTTAAAAATCTTTGTGTCTCTGCCGTTAATATATTTAGCTCCATTCCTGAGATCTTTGATCGTGCAAGTTCTAGCGCTAAAACTCACAATCTTGCCTTTAGTGTCTCTTAAGGGAAAAATGATCCTATAATTGCAAAAGATTTTAAGCTCTCTGTCTTTGTTTGCATCACTAAAAAGCCCGCTCGCTATCAAATCACAAGGGCTAAAACGCTTTTTCAATTCTTCTTTTTCTTCATTAGTGCAAAAACCCAACTCGTAATCTTTGACCTTTTCTTGCGTGATGCCTCTCCTATTTAAATACTCTAAAACAACAGGCTCTTTTAAAATCCTTTCTTTGAAAAGGTTGTTAGCGAACGCTAAAATTTCTTTTAGCCTTTCTTTTTCTTCTTTCTCTTCGTTGCTGTCGTATTCTAGAGGATAGTTATACATGGAGGCTATTTCTTCAATCGCTTGAGTGAAACTGATTTTTTTAAATTCTTGCAAGAATTTAAACGCATCACCGCTAACACCACACCCGAAACACTTAAAAAGATTCTTTTCTTGGCTGACAAAAAAAGAGGCGCTTCTTTCATCATGAAACGGGCAACACGCTTTCAAGTTGGCTCCGCATTTGTGCAAGTCTAGGTATTTTTCTATGACTTCCACAACGCTGACGATATTTTTAAGACCTTCAAAATTAGTGATCATTGTAGATCCTTTAATCGCTGAAATCGTTTAAATCATAGCCGCTAAAATCGCTTTCTTTAAGTTTTTGATAATTCGTGCTAATTTCAAAAAGCCTATAATCATTAATTCTAAAAAACTGAACGCCTTGTAATCCTGTTTGTTTGTTTTTCAAAATCAAAACCTTTCGGTGTCTGCCTCTCTCGTTGTAGTCATGAATGTGTTTTAACTCACCACTCTTGATCTTTTCAATCCTAATCATTACATGCGCTTCATGCGCGCCCTTACGGCTCCCTGTTGGGGCGTAGCTGTCGTTTTTGCTGTTTTGAATAATCAAAATAATAATGACTTGCAAGCGCTTGGCTAAGTCGGCTAAAGTAGTGAATTTAATTGTCTCTACTTCTTCAATCGTTCTCCCTACGATGGGGGCTTGTATTTTCATCTGACTATCAATAATGAAAAGCTTATGCCCTTCTTTAGCTAAGCCTCTAATCTGTGAAACTAGTTCGTTAATCTCGCAACTTAGATCATCAATAAAGTAATTTTCTTTGTTTATTTTGAAATCTTTAGAGTTCAATGTTTCTATGTGTTTCCTCACGCTAAATTCAAAACCAAAATAAGTTACTTTGTGTTTTTGTTGGGCGTTGGTGATGTATTGGATACCTAAAAGCGTTTTACCGGCTTCGGGATCGCCGCTGAGTAAAATCAACTGACCTACTTCAAAACCGCCATCGCTAATATTGTCTAAAAAATCAATTCCTGTGTGTATTTTTTCTATTTTAGGTTTTGATTTGAAAAATTCTCCCCACTCCCAATAATATTTACCGTTCCGGTTAGATCCTAATTTGATGTATTTGCCTAAAAAATCAAAATCAAAAATCTCGCTCTTTCGTGTGGCTTTTATCAACTCGTTCGCTAAATGCTCCTGCATAATAAAACTAAGGACCTACTTCAAAACCGCCATCGCTAATATTGTCTAAAAAATCAATTCCTGTGTGTATTTTTTCTATTTTAGGTTTTGATTTGAAAAATTCTCCCCACTCCCAATAATATTTACCGTTCCGGTTAGATCCTAATTTGATGTATTTGCCTAAAAAATCAAAATCAAAAATCTCGCTCTTTCGTGTGGCTTTTATCAACTCGTTCGCTAAATGCTCCTGCATAATAAAACTAAGTGAAACCACCCCTTGCTAAAGCAAGGAGCTTCCTAACTAAAGCGCCCTAATGGACACTAACACGAAAGGCTTTGTTCTTTAAAGTCTGCATGGATATTTCCTACCCCAAAAAGACTTAACCCTTTGCTTAAAATATTGTTCGCAGCGTTGATGTCTCTGTGTTCTCTATACCCGCATTCTAAACACCAATATTGCCTATGATTTAATTTAAGCTTGTGGTTGATATTCCCACAACAATGGCAAGTTTTACTCGTATATTGTGGGGGAACTTTCACTAACAATTTGCCATTATGCTGTTGTTTGTAATCTAAAAAAGAAATGATTTGATAGAATGAAGTATTTAAAATAGATTGATTAAGCCCACTCTTTTGTTTAACATTTTTGAGTTTGGCTCTTTTAGTCATGTTTTTTACTTGCAAATCTTCAACTACTATCCATTCAAATTGCTTTGAAAGTTCGCTTGTGATTTTATGGTATCTGTCTGTTTTTTGATGACTAGACTTGTCAAAGGCTTGGTTTAATTTCTTTTGGGTTTTGTAAAAATTACCTCCTAATTTGGTTTTGTTTTGTTTGGATTTTAACACCCTGCGGCTTTGTTTTCTTTGCAATCTTTTAAATTTTTCAGAGTATTTTTTTAAAGAATACAATTTGGAATAAGTAGGGATAAGTCGTTTAGTATCCAGCTCTTCATCTATTTCTATCCCTAGTAATTCTTTCATGTCTGTTTGGTATTGCTTAAAGTCCGTTAGTTTTTCATGGTTGTTTATCTCACAAGAACAAGCTATATCAAGGATATTCAAATCTAGCCCCACACCATTTTTAGTGTTTTTGATGGGAGTAATGTCTTGTTCGTATTCCACGCTAAAGCTAACAAAATATTTTCTATGGCTGCAAGAGATACTAATTTGTTTCACTTTAAAATTAGGGGGGAAGTCTCTATGCATGCGCATGAGTAAAGGCATTTTCATCAGAGTGAATGTCTTGAAGCACTCATCATCGCTCTCTTTGATAGAGAAGCCTTGATTGTTCCACAAAAAAGATTGTTTAGCGAATTTAGAGTTTTTGAATTTAGGAAAGCCCCTGTTTTTAACTTTAAAAGCATCTTTTAAAGCCCTTTCAACGTTCATGCGTGATTGTTGGGCTATCACACTACTAAAGCTTAACCCCCTAGCGTTCAAGTGGTGTTTAATCGCTTTATCTAACTCGCTTGATCTTTTCCACTTTCTTTCTTTGGGAGGTAAATCTTTGTTTGTTTCATATTGCTCTTGCAGTAAATTCAAGCCAATATTATAAGCTTGATTATAGACAAAAAAGCAGTGTTGCAACTTATCTTGTTGTTCTTTAGTGGGATACAAGCGGAATTTAAAACCCTTATTGACTTTCATAGAAGTATTTTAACCTCTTTTTGTTAAAATAGGTCTATGAAAAAAATTGATGATATGAGACACGGAAGACATTGTATTTTTTTAATGCATGTGCATTTGGTATTTGTTACTAAATACAGGCGTTCAGCGTTCAATAAGGAAGTGATAGATTTTTTAGGATCGGTGTTTGCCAAAGTGTGTAAGGACTTTGAGAGCGAATTGGTAGAATTTGATGGGGAGAGCGATCATGTGCATTTGCTTATCAACTACCCTCCAAAAGTGAGCGTGAGTAAGTTAGTCAATTCTTTAAAAGGCGTGAGCAGTCGTTTGACTAGGCAACACCATTTCAAAAGCGTTGAAGCTAGTTTGTGGGGGAAGCATTTATGGTCGCCTAGTTATTTCGCTGGGAGTTGTGGGGGTGCACCTTTAGAGATGATTAAGCAATACATACAAGAGCAAGAAACACCGCATTAACTAGCTAACTTTGATTTTTAATAGAATGCGCTAAAAAGCGAATGGATCTAGGTGAAACGATATTCAAATAGCCTGATGTCTAAGCACTTACATCTCCGCCCTAAAGGACGGAGTTTTTCGTGCTAGTGGGATAAAATCCAATTCATGAACAATCAAGCGGATTTGAGCGCTTTAAGCTTAAAGGCTGAACAAAAACGCCAATTGTTAAGATTGTTAGCCGGATTGAACGATGAAAGCTTAGGCATGGCGGTGGGATAAAATCCAATTCATGAACAATCAAGCGGATTTGAGCGCTTTAAGCTTAAAGGCTGAACAAAAACGCCAATTGTTAAGATTGTTAGCCGGATTGAACGATGAAAGCTTAGGCATGGCGGTTAATAGACAGAGTGGGGTTGCGATCGCTCAAAGGAGAGAAAGCGGTTTGATGGGCTTACAAACTTTTTTAAAAGCCGCTGATGACATGGATCGACTTATTTTCAAATTAGCGGTTAGCTTTATTTGTGAGTATTTTACTAAAGAACAGGTTTTTAGAATCGTGGACAAAAAGCTAGGAAATAGGTATTTTAAAATTAATTCTAGCGATAATAACAGAATAAGACCGCTTAAATTTGATTTGATTTTAAAATCTCAATTGAAGATAGAAAGCCGAGACGAAAAGTGGTATAACTGGAACGAGCTTTTAAAGATTTTAGCGCCTATAAGACCGGATCTAGTGCCTAATTTAGTGCCATTGATGCTAAACGACATGGACAGCCCGATCACTAACGATGTTTTAGAAGCGATACAAAACGCTAACGCTTTACAAGAACAAAACGCCCAAGCGAACGCACCCTATAACCAACAAATCCAAGCCTTACAAATCCAAAAATTACAAGCTGAGATCATGGAATTACAAGCTAAAGCGAGCAAATACGAGCAACAAGGAGCCTTATCACAAACCACGAACGAAAGCGAAAAAATTAACCAAGCGGTAGCGATTAGCGAGATGCAACAAGTTAGCGCTAAAGAAGACAAAAACGCCGAAACTGAAGCGAACAAGCCAAAAAAGAAACTCAAAACGAGCGATAAAACGACATGGCGAAAATACCCAAGCGCGCAGAATTTAGACTATTGAAAGGCTAAAAGATGCTAAACAGGATTTTAGAAATGCTAGGAATAAGCGTTTTAGTTTTAGTGTTAGGTTTTAGCTTTATTTTAGCGGTTTGTTTTTCTTTTGGAGCGTTAATTAATGGATAAGCAAAGAGCTTTAAAAGAATTAGCGTTAAGAGAATTAGCAAGGCGTGATTTTTATCAATTCTTACGCTTGAAGTGGGAGCGATACGAGAATAAGCCTTTTCTAGACAACTGGCACATTAAGTATTTGTGCAAAGTTTTAGAATGCACGCAACCTAACACCTGCCAAAGCGACGAATTAATCAAGCGTTTAATTTTGAACATGCCTCCAAGCTATGGAAAAACCGAAATTATCGCAAGATGCTTCATAGCGTGGAGTTTAGGGAAAGACCGAACGAAAAAAATTTTTTACATTTCATACAGCGATGAGTTATGCAGAAAGATCGCTAACCAGGTAAGGGATTTGATGGGCAGTTTTTTTTATCAAAGTATCTTTTTTGATGAGCCTTTAGAGTTTTTGCAAAACAACTCAAGGGAGTTTATTTTACGAGAGGGTGGAGGCTTGTTTGTAACGACTTTAAAAAGCGCGCTTACCGGGTTTCATGCTGATCAGATACTGATCGATGATCCTATCAAAGTGAGCGATATGAGTTCTAAAAAAGAAGTGAATACCGTTAATATGAATTTTAAAGAGAGCGTTATTTCACGCTTGCAAGACACTAACTCTAACATAACGATTTTGATGCAGCGCTTAGGAAGTAATGATTTATGCGGGTTTTTACAAAGCGAGAGGGAGTTTGATATTGAAACGATCAAAAAATGGAAGATCATACAGCTTAAAGCCTTGAATGAAAACCAAGAAATCTACAAAATTAAGGATTTTGAACACACAAGAGAGAAAAACAAGCCGTTATTTGAAAAAAAGCACAATAAGGAGCAATTAGAAGCTTTAAGGTTGCAAATGGGCAACGATGAATTTTTTGCGCAATACCAACAAGATCCAATTATTAGCAGTGGTGGGTATTTTGATCCGCAGTATTTTAGCAAGGTTTTCACGCATGAATTAGGGGAGATAAATACTTATATTTTTGTAGATAACGCTTTAAGCTTGAGCCACAACGCTGATAATAGGGCGATTGTGGTCGTGGGCGTGGAAAATTACAAAGAAAGCGTTAGGTATATCGTTTTAGATTGTTTTTTTGGGATCTGGAGCGAAGAAGAAACGATTAAACACATTCTAGCGGCTAAAGAAAAATACAAGGACGCAAAAACCTTTATAGAAAGCGATGGCGGAGGTTTAGTTTTGTATCGATTGCTTTTAGTCGCTTTAGCCAGACACAACGAGCAAAATAAGCAAAACCATAAGGAATTACTAAACGATGAAATCGTTTGCTATACGCCAAGTAGGAGAATCTCTAAAGTGGATAAAATCAAAGCGCTAAGGCCTTTTTACAATACTGGGTTTTTAGTGTTTAGCCATTCTAGCAACAACACCGAACAGATAGAAAAAGAACTTTTTAGTTTTAATCCGGACAAACCGTTTAAAAAAGATGATTGTATAGACGCATTAGCGAGCGCGCTAACGCATGAGAGCGTGAAAGCGCCCCTAAAACGAGAGATTAAAGCAAGCTATAACGCCAGATTTAAAGCCAAGCCAACATGGAGGATATAAGCAAAATCTAACCCTTAAAATCACCGCGAAATTAAGATTAGATAAGAGAAAAAGAAAGGCATTAAATGAAAAAAAGAAACTATATTAAAAATTTTAAGAATAATGAAAACATTAAAAAAAAGCGTTTAGCGTTTAAAAAGAGTAAAAAAAGAGCGTTAGAGTTTTTGAATAATAAAGATTATAGGGACTTTATCGTTAAAGTTAAGAGCAAACAGCGAAGCGATGATGAAATTTTAGAAATTTTAGAGCTGATCTATCTTAAGATTTAAGGATTAGTGCATGTTGGAAGAAAGATTTTTAAAAGTGATCCCCGCAGTGGTGTTTTTGTTTTGTGTGTTGGAATGTTTTGAATTAGTGCTAATCATTAGCGACATGAACAAAACCGAAAAATTAGAAACAGAAATTAGACAAAATTTAAAAGCTTTAGAAAACATTACCATTTTACTGAACGAACATTTAGAAAGCATGCAACATTTTGAAGGTGAAAAAAATTAGAATTAATAAAATGCAACATTTTTTCATTTTAGGTTATGAAGTTTCAAAAATCATTCCGTATTTTTTGGTAGGATTGATCGGGTTGTTTGCGGGGGTTTTGTATGTGTTAAGAAGCATTAGGAACGAAGTTTTTAAAAACAAATCCGAAAAATTGATCTACATCACGCAAGGCATGGGATCGAGCATGCTCATTACCTGGATTAGTTTTGAAATCACGGAGTATTTTTTCAATTTGCCCACTAGTTTGTGCATAGCGATTAGTGGAGGCGTTGGGTATTTAGGAGCGGAGAGCGTGAGCGCTTTAGCGTTAGATAGTCTAAAAAAAAGGTTGTGAAATGGATTTGAAAGGTTTAGAAAACGCTTTAAATAACGGGGATTTTAAAGAGCAAGTGACTGGCAGTTTAGAGGGGATTTATCAAATTTCTAAGGTTTTAAACCAGTTAGATCTTTTAAAAAACTTTAGCGATCATGATTTAGAGATCGTGGCAAAAATTCAAGCGATGAAAAACGCTTTAGCGGGCTATGAAACAAGCGAACAAGAACTAAAAGCACAAATTAACGCTTTAGTAAGCGCAATAGAAGCTAAAAAGCAAGAAGTAGAAGCGCGCTTGAATTTAGAATTACAAAGTGCTAGAGTTAGCGAAACAGCAAAGCTAAACGAAGCAGGAAACGAGTTAAAAACTAATCTTATAACCGAACTCACAGAAGCTAAAAATAATTTAGCGTTAGAATTAGAAAAACTGAAAACGAGCGCGCTAAGCTTATTAAACACGCCACGAATGCAAGGCGTTAATATGAAGTTTGTAGGGATTTATGTCTATGGGCGTCAAAGTTTTTTCAAAAACGAAAGCGATGAGTTTAGGGAATTGTTTGGATTTGATAATATCACGCTAAAGGCGAATAAAAGCTACATCGTGCAATTTAACATGCCTTATGAATTATCCATGAACGGGATTTATAGTAATAGCATGGTAGGCGAAATGGTGTTATGTTTGAAAGCGAATAATAAGGTGTACCCGATCATCAATAGCTTTTACCAAAACAAAAGCATTAATTTGCATAATAATAACAAAATCATGGATACTTATGAAGTCAATAGCCAGTTCAAAACGCCAAGCGAAGAAGCAGATTATGAAATAGCGTTATTTGCACGGAATCATAAAGATTTGTGGGTGAATGTGAATTACACGAGCAACACGGAAGGCTTTGAAACGAGTTTTTTAAATAATGCGCATTTTTCTAACCTAACCACGCAAAGCATACCGACAGATTATAATAACGACCGGGTGTTTTACAAGCATTCTCAAGCTTTAGTTTATGAAATTTTAGAATGAAGCTTTTATTTTTAGCGTTTGGTGTTAGCGTGGTATTTAGCGCATGCGCTAAAAAGATCGTCTATCACGAGGTGAAAGTGCCAATCAAATGTGATATTGAAATACCTTCACGCCCAAGCGAGCATTTAGAAGCGTTGGAATACTTAAAAGCGTTATTGATTTATACCGAAACGCTAGAAAACGATTTGAAGTTTTGCACAAAAAATAACCCTTAAAATCACGCCTGAAATTAGCTTAAATACCAAGAAACTAAAGGAAGTTAATGTATTTAGCCCTGTTGGAAAGAAGATACGATTTAAGGCCGCTTGTAAGGAAAGACAAGAAAGAAAGCGGCATGTTAGGGAGCTTTAGAGTGTTTGAAAGCACGCACGATCAAGGCGCAAGCGATAAAGCGATCCTAAAACACTATGAAAAAAAAGACGCTTTATTTAGTTGCTTTTCCTTAGAAAACAGCGGAGAACCAACGGATGCGCCAAACTTAGATAAGCCGATCGTAGCGAGAGATTATGAATTAGAGTGGAGCGATACGAGTTGTACGGTGCCTAAAGAATACCAAAACAAAAAATGCGATAACTTACGCCATGAAGTGTTGCAGCTAATCGATCCCAATAACAAGGATTTCACAAACCGAAAGATTTTGATCCATGTAGGAAATAGCGCGCATGATACTTTAGGGTGTGTTTTGTTAGGGATGCAACACGATGAAGAGATGATTTATAAAAGCAGTGAAGCGGTAAAAAAGTTTTTTGATTTAGTCAAAGACAAGGGCGTTAATAACTTTTTGCTTAAAGTGATTGATAAGGCTTAAAATGGATACAACGAGGTTTATAAGAAATTTTCTTTTATTTAAAGAAGCGTTGCAAAAGCAAAATTTCAATAACAAAGATTTGAACATAACGAGCATGCAAGCAGCGTTACAGTGCGAGCAATTAGCCTTACAAGAACAAGAACATGCGTTACAGATAGAACAAGCAAGAGCAAAAATGCAACTAGAATTTTTAAGCTTGCAATCTAGCTTACAAGCCCAAAAAGCAAGCACACTAAACACGCTCATACAATGCCAGAGTATGATTAAATCTTTAAAAGACAACGCCTTTATTAACAGGGCTAACGCTTATGTGAGTTTGTTACAAGTCCAAGCGAACGCGCCAAGCAGTATTACGGCGAACAATTTTGAGAATGTTTTAAACACGATTTTAGAAATAGGCAAAGAATATAGCTCTATTAACAAGGATAGCGGGAAGGTGGTTTACAAAGATAGTGAACAGACTGACGATCTGAAAACGATTTTAAATGATTTGAGTAACGAATTAGAAAAACTCAATAAAGATAGCGAAATGAATCAAATACAGGTTTTTAGCGATAAGTTAGAAGTGTTAAAGAACGCGCCGATCAAGTTATGGGGGTTTAGCACTTTATCTAACGCTGAAGAAGAGGGCTTTTATAATGAAGCCGACGAACAGATAGCGAGCGGTAGCGTGTGTTTGTTTAGGAGCGACAAAGTAGGGAAACACACTATTTCTTTTAAAGCCAAAAAAGCAGACAAAATAATGGTTAAAAAGATCACTATTAATGTTGTAGAGAATTCTCTACAAAACGGAGCGTGATTTCACCTTTTGAAAGGATTTGAACATGGCATATTATGAAAATATCACGGCAGGGCGCGGTGCGATTGATAGTTTTGCAAACGCTCTAGAGCGCCAAAGGTTTGCAAATTTGATGCTTAATGAAACGATAAGCAATTTTTCTAACAACATTACTAGAGCGGGAGTATTATATGATGAATCAAAGATCAGAGAAGACGCCTTAAAGTATCAAAGGATGCAAGATTTTTACAACAACAAGCGCAAAGATGAAGCGTTTGAATTAGAAAAAAAACAAGCCGAGCAACGCATGGATTTTGCTAAAAGCCAACAAGCCATGAACGAAGAAAATCACAAGCAAATCGAGTGCCTAAACGAACTTAAAACGCGATCTTTAGCGCAAGAAATCAATTTCAACAAACAGCAACTAGACTGGCTAATGAAACTAATGAAAGCAAAGCCGAGCGCTAAAGCGAGCGTTAGCGTGGATAATAATAACGCTATGAAAACAGCACCAACCACACCAAAGCCGACAAACGCATTAAACACGCCAAGCACACCAACCACACCAACCACACCAAAGCCTAAAACGATAAGCAAGGAGGAATTTAGGGCGATTTACGCTACTCCTATGTTTAGACTTTAGATAATGCCTCATGGCTTGATTTTTAGGGTTTTTAGGGGGATCATGCCTTATATTATTATCGTTTTTTTGTTAATCTTTAGCGCTAATCTAAAAACTAAATTAGCGTTAGCGAACGAAAGATTAACGCAGAATGAAGCGCATTTGATCAAGCAAAATGAAATTATCCAAACACTAGAATTAGAAAGCCAACAATACAAGGCTAACAAGCTTTTAGAAGTTACTAAGATTAAAGACAAATACCATAAAATACACATCAAAGACAACACATGCGAAGCGAAGTTAGAAAGCCTTGAAGCCTTGATTAACGCTTTTAGAAAAAAATAACCCTTAAAACATTTTTTATTTTTTTGTAAAATGTTTGTAAAGATAGCAAGGAGTGGAAAAATGAAGCTCTACGATAAGATACAAGAACTCATCACCGAAAGCGAAACGCTCAAACAAAAAAATGATGAAGTGCTAGAATTAGCAAAAAACGAATTAAGCAATCTCATCAATAATAAAGCTGATGAAAATTTAGAAAATTTAAAAAATATCTTTCAAGGCTATCTAAACGGGCAATTAGTGGAGTTTCCTTTAATCGTTAAAAACAATGTTAAGGAACTTGTGAATAAGCAAGCGCTGATCGCAGAAGTTAGAAACGAATTATTAAGCCAATTTGACAAGCAAGCGATCGCAAACGCTTTAAAGCAAGAATTAAAAAACGAGATTAAAAGCAAATTAGATAACCTTTTAAGCGATAGCGAACTAAATAGCGAATTAAAACAGGCTAGATATGAAATTGTAACCGAAACCACGAGCAAAACCACAAACGCCTTAACAAGCAAGATTTTAGGGGTTTTAGAAGGCAAATTAAACGCTATCACTGAAAGCGTGGTTAAGAATTTAGATTTTAGTTTTTTGGCTGCACAACCGAAAGCCTTTTATAGCGCGATTAACGAGAACTTGAAAGAAATGTTTTTAAACGAGCTAAAAAGCGAGTATTTACAAAAATATATTAACAGCGTTATAGAAAGTTATTTCAAGCAAGCAGAGAGGTTAAAGCTTTTGAGAGAAACGGAATTGAAAGCGTTGTGTTATTTGCAAGTGGTATTAGAAAGCAATAAGGTTAAAATGTTACAAGACGCTTTAATGTTGGAAAATCAAAACACACAAAACGAACTAAAAATACAAAATGAAATCGCTTATAATGAAAAAAGAAAACAGCTTATAGCAGATGGCCAATTAGAAGATGAATCGTTTAAACAATTTAAGTTTAAAGTCATTTGAGAGGAAAATAAGAGATGAACGAAAACGAATTGACAGAAAGCGAAATTTTAGAAAATCAATTCAAAAAACTAAAACTAGAAAGCTTGAAACAAGACAAAGAACAAGCGCATAATAATAGCGTTGCGCTAGAAGGACAGCCAAACTATATTCTAACAGGCATAGAATACCTAGATAATAAGATCAAAAGCAGAAGTTTGAGCGCTTTTGATTACTACATGGCAAGAAAGTATTTAGGCATAGATTTGAATGTGAATTTAAACGGGAACTTGAACATAGTAAGCGAAAATCAAACAAGAGTGAAGAATCTAACGAGCGCTACAAGTAAAATTTACGACGGCTTAAAAGCTTTAAATTTGGGCGATAGGCTAATCCAAAAAGCGCAAGATAATAGCGGATTTTTTAGCGCGCTCAAAAGGCTTGCTAATGAAAAAACTAACGGGTTTTACAGTTTAAGCAGCGATGAAGCAGAGACCATGAACGCCTTAAAAAATTATTCTTATTCTACAGCGAGGCAGATGGGCGGACAGCTCACTAATCAAAAAATCAAAGACGCGCAAGAGATGACGAAGTTTGGTTTTAGAAACAAAGAAGAGAACACCGCAAGATTAGGCGAAAACCAGGGGCGACTCATTCAAATTTTAGAACAAGATATTAATAATTTAGAGAGTTTAGGAGGGAGAGCGTCTGAGAGCGTGATGTTAGAATTATTAAAGCACAAAAAACGCCTTGAACACATTCAAAAGAATCAAGGCCGCATTAAATTAAAAGAATACCAAGAGATCACCCCCTACAACTAGCATGAACAAGATGGAAGAAAATAAAAAATTAAAGAAAAGTTATTCAAATGATTTCAAGCTAAAAGTAAGAAGATACTATGAAAGGAGTTTAGAATCTAAACAAAAGATCGCTTTAAAATTCGGTATCAGTAACAGGACCTTAGCGGTGTGGGTGATGGATGGGGAGTGGGAAAATAAAGTTATTTTGAAAGAGATAAGGGCCATGTATGAGACGCATGGGATGAGCATAAACGCATTGAGCAAAAAGTATGGCGTTAGCGTTAGTTTAATTAGAAAGTTTAAGATACGCGACAAATGGGAAAAGAAAAAGATTACTAACGAAGCCGCCACCGTTTTAAAAGATAGTTTGACGATAGATAAAATGGGTTTATTTCTAGACACTAAAAAGCAAGAATTAAAAGAGAATTTAAAAAAAAGTTTAGAACACTTAGACCTTGACCCCGTGGTAGTGGAAGCGATAGCCGAAACAAGTAGCGACGAATTGATTTTGAAAGCGATGAACACCGCCTATATTAAGAAGCAGATTTTATTTTGCGCTATCGTGGCAAGAGGTGAGCTGATTAAGATGATAAAAAGAGCAGGCGATAAAGTGAAAGACAATATAAACATTATCGTAGCTGCCGAAAAGGTTTCTAAACTATTTATTGATGCGGGCGTTTCATTGTTTGGTAAAGAGCAGATCCAAGCGGTAGAAATTAAAGAGAATAGCGACTATAGGCAAATGAATATAAACGAACTTATGGCGTTAGCGAACACTGATGATAATGTGAATTAGCTTTTAAGCTTTAGCTTATTTCACTTTGTTAGATAGTTTTCACTTGCCTTTTAAACGCCCCCTTTTTTAAAAGATAAATAGTAAAAAGATAAATAAAACTTTTTACTTTTGTATTATGAAGTTAATTTTTTTTATTGAATTGACATTAAAAAAGAAATTGTTTTTAGGTTTTCTTTTTTTCTAATGCTTGCTTATTGTCTAACAATAGCTATGATGTTTTTCATTTTTTATAAAAAAATTTTTAGCGATAAGTGTTTTTTTTTGCTATATCAATTAACATATAATAACCTTATAATAGCGTTGTTTGCGGGGGTTTTGTGTGGTGTGTTTTAAAAAAAATCATTTGACAAGTTGGGGAGAAATGGTTATTATTTGGAAGTTATTTTTAAAATTTGTTGTAATTGTGCCACAAGCAAAGATTGAAGTGGACTTGATAGTAACGCTATTTAGGGGTTTTGTTGGGTGTTTTGTTTGGTTTTTTCACTTGTTAAAGATTTTAGCTATCTATATCAATCACAATAGAATCTTATATTTTAACAAAAGGGAATGCGTCATGTTAAGGGGTGTCAAAAAAGCGGTTTTTAGGGTTTTGTGTTTGGGGGCGTTGTATTTAGGGGGGTTAATGGCAGAGTCAAACCCTAAAGAGCTTATATTTTTAGGTATAACTATTTACACGGATAAAGATTTCCCTAGAGCTAAGGAATACTTTGAAAAAGCTTGCGGATTACACGATGCTGATGGTTGCACGATCTTAAGAGAGGCTTATTCTAAAGTCATCCTAAAAGGAAGTGCAAGAGAAAGCATTGAAAAAGCTCTTGAACACACCGCTACTGCTAAAGCTTGCAAATCAAACGATGCTAAAAAATGCAAGGACTTAGCAGAGTTTTATTTTAATGCAAACGATCTTAAAAATGCTTTAGAATATTACTCTAAAGCTTGCGAATTAAATAATGGTGAAGGGTGTTCTAAATTAGGAGGAGATTATTTTCTTGGTGAAAGTGTAACGCAAGATCTTAAAAAAGCTTTTGGATATTATTCTAAAGCTTGCGAATTAAACGAGGCTCTAACATGCACGCTTGTAGGAGAGTTTTATCGTGATGGTGAAGGCGTAGCAAAGGATCTTAAAAAAGCTTTTGAATATTCTGCCAAAGCTTGTGAATTGAACGATGCTAAAGGGTGTTACGCTTTAGCAGCGCTTTATAATGAAGGCGTAGCAAAAGATGAAAAACAAATGACAGAAAGTCTTAAAAAAGCTTGCAAATTAGGGTTAAAAGAAGCATGCGGCATTCTAAAAGAGCAAAAATAATGGAATCAAATTTTATCCCTAATCAAACCCAATTAAACAGCTTTCGTTTAACTGGTTGCTTTTATGATATTTAACAAACTCTTTGTCTTCTCAAAAAGAGGAAATGGCGCTAGAGTCTCTTGGTGTCTGGCTCTTGGGGGTCTTTTGATCAAGGTGTTAGCGCATTTGGAAAAATCAATCAAATCCATTGTTGTTTTGATGTAGCTGGGCAAGTTTAATAAGCATATTTCAAAGAGCTTATAGCTCGCTAAAGCGTCCGCATAGGCTCTATGGCTGACTTCTATACCAAACCCTAAAAGCTCTTTTAAAAAGCTCAAAGAATAACGCATGGACAAAATGGCTCGTTTGGATAAATCCAAAGTGCAAAGCTTTAAATTCAATAAGGGGCAATGCAATTTTTCTACAAAATAACGCCCTAAAAAGTTGTAATCAAAATTAGCGTTATGGGCTACAAACACGCTATTGCCTAAAAAAAGCCGCAATTCTTGCAAAGCTTCATGCACGCTTGGAGCGTTTAGGGTGTCTTCATAAGCGATGCCTGTAAGCTCAGCGATATAATCAGGAACGCTTTTGACTTTCACAAGGGTTTCAAAACGATTGATGATTTCCCCCCCCTTCACTTGCACGGCTCCGATTTCTAAAATCTCATGTTTTAGGGGGCAAGAGCCGGTGGTCTCTAAATCAATAAAGGAAAAAACCTCATCTTTAAGGGGGGTTTTAAGGTTTTTGAGCGTGATTAAATTTTCGCTCGTTTCTATAAAATTAAGCCCGCATGCCTTCAAATACTCCAAATTGATTTCATCATTAATAAGGCGAGAGAGCGATTTTTCTAGCATGCCCAAGCTTAAATCCTGGTGCTTTAAGCGAGCGATTAGGGCTTGAATATCTTTATGCAAGAGGTTGTCTGACAT